CTCTCGTTAGCGATGAGTTTGTGCAGGAGATGCGCGAGCGGTACGGCGAGGAGAGCAACGCATTTCGTATTCGTGTGCTTGGTGAATTTCCCTTGGCGGATGATGACACGATTATTCCGTTTCATTTGGTTGAGAGCGCGATGCACAGGCATATTGAGGTTGACCCTGATCGCAAGCCAGTGTGGGCGCTAGATCCTGCACGGTTTGGCTCTGACAGAACGGCGTTTTGTAAGCGGCAGGGCAATGTCGTGACTGAGATTAAGTCGTGGCGCGGCTTGGATCTTATGCAGACGGTTGGCCGTGTGATGGCGGAATATGAGGCGTTGAACCCGAGCCAAAGGCCAAGCGAGATCTTGGTGGATAGCATTGGCATTGGGGCTGGTGTGGTTGATCGGATGCGTGAGCTTGGTGCGCCTGTGCGCGGCGTGAATGTGTCTGAAAGCCCATCAATGGGTGAGACATATAATAATCTGCGGACAGAATTGTGGTTCAAAACAAAGGCGTGGCTAGAGGATCGCAGTTGTAAGCTGCCCGACAATGATGAGCTGCTGTCTGACCTGACCGGGATTAAGTATAGCTTCACGTCGTCTGGCAAGATGGCCGCCGAGGGTAAGGATCAGATGCGCAAGCGTGGCCTGCGGTCGCCTGACCTTGCCGATGCCGTTTGCTTGACGATGGCGTCTGATGCGGCGATGGCATTGTCCGGGCCTATAATTGCTTGGCGCGGCGCGTTGCGCAGAGGTTTGAAAGGTATCGCATAGTGTGATATGGTGCAGCAAAAGGAGATCGCCATGCCGCTCAAGAAGGGTAAGAGCAAGAAAGTAATTTCGGCAAACATTCGTGCTGAGATGAAATCTGGTAAACCTCAAAAGCAAGCTGTGGCGATTGCTCTGTCTAAGGCTAGCAAGTCAAAAGGAAAACGTAAATGAAAGCACCCGTGTTTAAACCGTGTAAAGGTTGCCCAACCCCTGCCGCATGTAAGCGTGCTGGCAAGTGCCTAGCGAAGAAGTACAAGTGATGGATCAGAAGCGCTATATTGATTTCAAGGATATGTTTGACGGCGGCGGTGCAGGTCAAATGGGTGATACGTTTCAGGGCGGCGGGTTATTTTCCCTGATCGCCAATATGGTTGCAGATCCGTATGGCTCAAAAGACCCTGAGCGCCGCAAGGAGCGCATGAAAGCGCTTGGCCTGCTAGACACTGGCATGGACATGTCAAAACCCCCTGCAGCGCCTGTGGTGGAGCCTGTGGTGCAGCCTAAGCCATTAACCTATGGGCCACAAAATGGGCGCGGTGGAAATCGCGGCGTTTCCCCTGAAGAGCGTTTAATGCAAATGCCAGTGACGCCTATGTCGGCAGAAGATCGCTTGATGCAGCAATCATTGATGGCAAATCCGCTCTACGCTCAAGCTGCCGCCGAGTTGGGGATGGGGCTTGATCCATTTGGATATCCACAATCACCAACTATATCACAAGCCCCATTGCAAAGTGGAAACAATCAAATTAATTCGTCAATGGTTAATGCCCCTCAGCTATCAATGGTTGATAATGCAGTTCCGCGTGGCGTGTCGGGCGCTGTTCCAACTAATTATGCAGAAGGTGTGTTTGGTGCTGGTGGTACTGCCCCAACAGTACAACAAAATGATCGCCTAGTTAAATTTAATTATTTAACGTCAACAATTCCTGCTCAATTAATGGGAACTCAAGCCGCACAAGTATATGCCGATGCTGTAATGAATGGTCAAACAAATTTACCATTTAAAGATTTTTTTGGTCAGAATTTTAGGTAATAATATGTTTGTTATATATTTTGCAAATAAGGTAAGATGATAATGGCTAAAGATCCTCGATTGTCCCGCGTTGGCGTGTCTGGGTATAACAAACCCAAGCGCACACCGAGCCATAAAACCAAGTCACACGTTGTGGTGGCGAAGGACGGGGATCAGGTTAAGACGATCCGCTTTGGTCAGCAGGGTGTAAAGGGATCGCCTGACGGATCTAAGCGAAACGAGGCGTTCAAAGCGCGCCATGCGAAAAACATCGCCAAGGGCAAAATGTCTGCGGCATATTGGGCTGACAAGGTGAAGTGGTAATGGACGATTTACTGACGTTTGATAAATTGATCCAAGCCGTCATCCAGCGCGAAAGCAGTGGACGCAATGATGCTGTTTCTGATGGTGGTGCAATTGGGTTGATGGGGATCATGCCGGGTGACTTTATACAAAGCCCTCGCAGAAATGTGCCCAGTGTATTTGACGCAGCAAGATCGTTGGGGTTTAGTATAGCGCCAGAACAAGAAACGCGCGAAACAGCAGAGACTTTGCTAAAAGATCCGTCAGTAAATACAATGCTTGGAGAGGCATATTTAAAAGAGTTGATGTCAAAGTATGCCGGGGATACTGAGGGTGTCCTAACATCGTACAATGCAGGCCCAGATGAATACGACATCAGAGGTTCTGCAAAAAACATGAGACTTGAAGAGCAGAGAGATTATGCGCAAAAAGTAAGCCAAGACTATGAAAATATGTTTGGCAGACAATTGCCTAAAAACCTTGGAGTGTTGGTGTCACCAGTTCCTCGCATACGGCCAAAAGGACTATTAGAATAATGCCAATAACAACATACGCAGAGCTGAAAAGCTCAATAACAGACTTTCTCAATCGCGATGATCTAGACACGGTTGCCGCAGATTTTATTGCATTGGCAGAGGCTGATATGCAGCGCGGCCTGCGTCACTGGCGCATGGAAAAGCGCAGCACCGCAGAGATTGACACGCAATACAGCGCAATTCCTGCTGACTTCTTGGAGGTCATTCGGTTTTACATCACGTCAAACGACACGCGCCCCTTGGAGCTAATCAGCCAAGCTGAATTGTTGGATCGCAAGTACCGCAATCTGAA